ATTGAAGAGAATTTGCTCTAAGTATTAAATCATTGCTAACTCCAGATACATAAACATCATTATAGAAAAATGATTGTCCATTGTTGGTTAATGATGCGCTGGTTGAAATTCCTAAAGAAGAAGTTATTTGAAGTGATGATCCAGTTGTATTTCCTAATAAAGATACATTTCCTGAAAAAGTCGTCTTTGTAGCAAATGCTTGACCAGTTCCGCTAAATATTATATTACCGCTATTAAATGATACTCCGCTGTTAAAGTTTGTTATTCCTGAAAAATAATTTGTTCCTGCATAATAATTACTTCCAGAGAAATTAGCATTTCCAGAAAAAATATTATTTCCAATTAAATATGTATTTGTAGTTCCACCTGCGCTTGTTCCAAGGCGAACGTCACCTAAAGATTGGAAATTTCCACTAAGAACGGTATTAACAACCCCAACACTTAATGTATCAGTTACAATTATTGGATCATTAAATGTAGATGTGGAATTAAATGTAGCGGCAGCATCAAATCTAGAAGTTCCAGAAAATCCAGCAGCACCAGATACAGTGAATGTATCTTCTAGAATAACTGGATTATCAAAAGAAACATCTCCATCGAATCTGGATGTTCCAGTTATATTTAAAGTTCCTAGTCCAGTGATATTTCCAGATACTAATAATCCAGAAGCAATTTGAAAATTTTCTCTAGCGTAAGAAGTATCTTTTAGATCAGCCGCTCCACTCACTGTAAGAGAATCGTTAAAGACAGAAGGCTTGGAAGTATAAACTGTTGCGCCAGTGCTTGCTACACCTAAAGCTCCAGTAATATAACTCCCAATCTCGCCAGACTTAATCTGCTTTAAACCTATAAGACTTTGCGGCATTTTTATTAATTACACCTTTTTATATCATTCTTGGCGAAAAAGTAGATACTTCTTTTATTTTTGAAGAAGCTTCTAACTCAAAATAGAACTTTGTCGCCCAATTTGCTAACATTAATGTAGTATAATTATCTTTTCTAGCTCTATTAGGAGACATATCTCTTTTTAAATGTTGAGGTAGATCAAAAGACTGAGATCCTTTGGCAGAAGATTTTACTTCTATTAACGCGCATTGCTTTTTCGTTTGATATATGATATTATCTTGGAATTCAATGAAATCTAAAATAGATTCATGCCCGACATTATCTAAATTAACATGACAAGAACTTTGTATATCAAAAGCTTCATTATTAGCAGAAGTTCTAGATGCAAACCAAACTTTTTTATGGTCAATACAAGCTTGTAAATAGTTATTTGCTTTACGAATGAAATCAGTAGTGAAATTTTGTTTAAAACAAATATGTCCTTTTTCTAAAGTATATTCTCTTGCGGCTTTGCGCGTCATGTTTATATATTCATTTCCCTCAAGAGATGTATCAGCTTCAAAGAATCCTAAATTGATATTAGACTTCTTGAATAATTCACTTTCTCTTGCGCTATCAATAAACTGATAACCAGCATTATCAATACATATCATGACTATATTAAAACTAGTCATCAAATAATGAAGATAAGTTATATGAGCTTTTAAATTACCACCAGCGACAGCGTAACCATGAACCAGAGTTCCTTGTTTACGTTCTTCATCTAGTTCAAAAACAGACATAGCAAAATAGTCAGAACTTGGACTGTTAGAAAAGCTTGGATCAATTCCTAGAATATATTTAGTATTAGATTTTCCTTTGATTAATGTATATGGAGCTTCTCCATCAGGAATAGTGCATTCATGCATCTTTTTTGCGCTAAAATATCCATCACTACCATCAGTAAATTGAGCGCAATATTCTCGCAAAAATGAACTGTGAGAAGTGCCGCCATTTTGAGCTTCTTCAATGACGGTATTATCAATCATGTGAGTTGGCAAAGCTTCATAACTCATTTGAGCTATAAAATAAGTAGCATCGCCTTTTTCATTTGAATAAATCTTATCGTTCCACTCTTTATAAGTTTTATATAAGTTCTCGAAAGTAAAAGACGCAGAAGATAAAGCGATCATCTTAGAAGTATTTGGAAAGACCATTCTTTCCGCTTCAGTCATATGACCATCTTTAATTAATTTATCCTCAATTTCTCTAATTTCCATACGCTCTTTCATGTTCTGAGGAGCGACAAGGAATGGCATCAATACAGTTTTAATAATATCTTCAGGTAATAGAAGATACTCGTCTAGTAATAGAATATTGGCGCGAAAACCACGAATCTTTTCTCCGTTGAGAGGTATGGCTGTAATGGAACCTCCATTAATTTGCCATTCATATTGATCGTTTCGTTTGGCTTTCACGCCGAAAGCTTGTTGAAGAAGTTCGCCGCCTTTTGAATCGACAATCTTCTCTAAATAGTTAAAAATAAAACGCGCAGTTCTAAATGTAGGGCCAGCAATTAGAATTTTTGTATTTGGTTCAAATACGCATTGCAAAAAGCAGAACACGCCACCAAGGAATGTTTTACCGCAACCACGGCCAAGAACATTCATGCAGAAATTACGGTTCATCATTCCTTTGAGAATCATCTCTTGGAATGGTGCGAGTTTTATTCCTGAAAGTAATTCAGTAGTAAATCCTACATTGTTTCTTAGAAACTTGGCGAGAGTAATACGAGCTTCTTTATCATCAAGTTCTCCTTTAAGAAGCTTATACTCTTCATTTAAATCAGGAAAATCTGATTTGTATTTGTCTGGGCAGTAAATCATAACTTCTGTATATCATATAATAGTTGAAGATCGTAATTTAATGATATATCTTTATTGATAAATATCTTTTCTATTACTCTTACGCATTCTTCTCTACCATCTACAAATAAAAACTGCACGTTCTTATATGTAGTCATTAATGTTCTGACTTTATGAAATATAAAATCAGGATTGACTTTTGTATTTCTAGCTATATATGGAAGATAATTAAATCTCAGACACGTTGCCAAATCATTCTCAACCACCACAACAATAGAACTATTATTCTCGGCGGCTCTTTCTATCTCCCGGCAAAATCTATCGTATCCTGCGGCCAAAGTTCCAATAAAATCTTTAAGCGACTTTCTTTCGATAAATGTATTTCCAGAAACTTCTAAATTCTCGAAACAATAATCTCCAAAGTCCAATTTCTTTACTTGAGTTAATCTAGAAAACTCCAAAGGCTTTTGCTCTCTTGTATCTACATATATACAATAATCATCAACTATAGAATCAATTAAAATCAGATCTTTTGGATTTAAAAACTTCTTTTCAAAGCCGTTATTGTCACAGTAATCATAATAATCGCCAATAACAGTTTCTAAAAAGTTAATGCTAGGAATTCCAGAAGACTTTAATTCTACTTGAGAGAATGGATATATAGACTTTTTCTTTTCTTGACGTTTTTGTAATAAACCTTTGCAATAATCTCCAACTATTTTAGGATCAGAAGACTTCGCCCATTTCTTAAAGTTTATTTTTGAATTAAAATCAGACTCGAAATACTGATCTTTATTCTTAAATTCAATAAGTTCACCAGTCAGCAAATCCTTACGAGGATAATAATGCTGATAATAATCTGATACTGAAATTTTATGAGATTTTAAATGAGCATGTAAACTTTTATCATTATCAAAATCTTTATTACAGAACTTACAATTAACCATTCAATATCTCCTGTTTAGAAATACCTAATATGCGGCATTTTAATTCATCCATGCCTTCTAGCTTCGTAATTTCTTCGTCCAAAGTTCTCTTTCTCATTTCAGCGAGTTTAAGCATCTTCATTCTTGATTCTTCTTCTTTCCAAGCTTGAATAAGATTAACAATACTAGCATTTTGTTTAATTTGACTTCCTAAACGATCTGAGCGTTTAGTTTTTAAATCATTGACAAGTTTCTGTTGACGACTAACGCATTGATTATATTCTTGCTGCGCTGTATTTATAGACTCAACAAGACCCATGGAAATTCTGGCGTCATTATCTGCGGCTCCTTCCAATAATCTCTGTAACTTTTCTACTCTTCTCTGAATACTAGAAGCAATAACAACTTCTGAAGACAATATGATATATTGATCTACTTCTTCTTCTGTAAGATCATTCTTGTCATATGTATAACGGACGAAAGAGCTTTCAAAAAGATCTCTATCAACATTACTATCATAAGAATTAATTTGATGCACGAATCTATAAGTATTGATATACTTTAATAGACATTCTAGATCTTTCTTGTGTCTAGAATTGAGAGTTTCGCGTTTTAAATTCAAGTCATATACATATCTGTTGACTTTATTAATCGCTTTATCTAAAGAACGAGGGGAAACATAATCTTCTTGAGCTATTTCTTCTTGCTCTTTATAAATCTCTTCAGGAAGAATGTTTTCAGAAATAAATTTGGCGACAATTCTAGTTTCATTGTTCAAATTAGACAATGTAGGATTGTCAAATATGATTCGCGTTATTTCTAACGCCTTCATTGTTTTGGCGTTATTTAAAATGAACTGTTTATTTTCGTCAGTTAAATCAGGCGCTTTTTTTGATTTATATTCATGAGTACCTCTAGCTTTTAAACTTCTTTTCGCTAGAAATGCTTGAACATATTTACCTTCTTTACAACGACCATCTAAATCTGGCTGATTTGGGTACGCTAATCTTATTAGCTCTATCAGTGAAGGAGGATCATCAGGGCGATTATTCCATTCGTTAACGATAATGTTCTGTTGTTCTTCATTTAACATATTAATAAACGTCTATTCCGCCGTTATGGATATTTATCTTTATCTTTTTGATAATAGCTTTTTGCATGTTCTTTATCTGCTTATATCCAGGATTTCTATTTTCTTCTGTACTCTTATATCCCATCTTTTTAGCCGCTTGCTTTTCTGTCATTTTCTTTATATACAACATTTCATATAGTTTCCATTCTAACGGCTTCAAAAACTTCTTCATCTTCTCATCTAAATCCAACTTAAACTTATCTATATCAATAGAATCATGATAACTTGTATCAACGCAATTTTCCAAAGACTCAAAAGAGACTGGCATATTTAAATTATATGCATGCTTCTTATTTTTCTCCCATTCTTTGTATAATGGGCAATTTGAACATTGTTTTCCGAACTTCTTGCAGCCTTCATCTGGTTCAGCTTCTGGACACTGGGCGCAAGGTTTAATAAAATTCAGATAATTATTGCGGATTAAATTCTTTATCTGATTTGATATGATTCTATTTACCCAAGGAGCCAACGGCTTCTTTGGATTATAAAGATGCCACTTTTTATATATGTGGATACGGATAATCTGAGAAACGTCATCAAAATCTATCCAAGTTAGACTGGATAGATTCCATTTATTCCTTCTTTTACTTATTTCGTTG